AATGTAGATCTTAGGAGGCTCTGTTTCAGAATATCCAGTACCGAAGTTGGTAATGTTAATATCAGTGATCTCACCGTTAAAGATAGTTGCTGCAGCAGTTGCACCTGTGCCACCAATAGGCACACCATAGGGATCCTTTCTATCGTCAACGATGTAAACGGAAGGAGCGTCGGTATAACCTCTACCACCTGTCAACATCTCGATGTTAGTAACAGCACCAGACGCAACAGTAACGTCAAGCACCTGAGCACCGATAGGTTGAATAATCCTTGCTCTAGGTGGAGTTACATATCCTCTACCTCTATTTGTAATAACGATCTCGTAAACTTGACCGTCTTGGTTGATTCTGGAGATTGCCTGAGCATTGATACCACCTTCAGGTGCTTCATCCAGATAGACAATAGGAGGATTGCTGTAGTTGAGACCTTGCTCTTCGACAACAATACTATCGATGTTTACACGACCTTCACTATCAATAGTAGGTTGTCCAATTTTACAACCACCAGGATTAACAAAGGAAATAGCAGGGATAAAGTCATATCCACTACCAGAATTCATAATAGTCAGACTATCGACCTGACCAGATTCATCATCTACAGTCAGAGCGACTTTTGCCAGTGTGCCACCTGTAGGAGCGCCTACAATGGCGATTGGAGGGTTGTATGACGTATAACCTTGTCCACCATCAATTAGAGTGATATCTTTGATACCACTAACCAAAGTTTTGGCAGTTGCACCAACACCATTGTTATGCTGGACGACAACCTTGGGCTCAAAGTCTAATCTATAACCACTACCACCAGTTTTAGGAATCAGACGGTCAACTTGACCATTTGCATCAACAGACACAACTGCAGATGCTCCAGATCCAAATTGAGGTGCAATATACTCAACAGAGCGTACATGAATAGTATCAGCAGCACCCAGAGGGAATCTGAAGATAATTTGATTCTCAAAAACGGTATAATCGGTATATGCCTCTAATTGGCGATTATTCTTCTTAATAATCAGACCGATTGCCGAAGTTGGCGTATATGGTTGAGTATTTACTCTGAGGGGATATTCTTTCTTACCTTGATACTCTTGGTATGGGATAGCATCAGTTGTGACGATCGTTTGATCGGCATACCCAACCAGATATGTAATTTCAGTAAACTGAGAGTCGTCAGCACCAGATCTAGCACGAGGAGCAACTTGAAAGCGAATTTGATCGCCTTCAACAAAATAATCAACTCCAGGAATGAGCATATCGTTATATGTGATAACGATAAGGTGCTCTGCCGAAGGAGGACGGACTGGGGTGCCTAGGAAGTTGAGAGGGAAAGTATTTCTAGTCCCATCAAACAAACTGAAGGGATTTTCTAGTTGTTGTTTCTTTTTATCGAATTGAGCAGGAGAAACACCTGGTGTAATGATGGCATCAGGACCACGAGTCACAGACTCGTAGTAAATGACTTCATTATCGATCATAATCGATCCATTGGTCTCCTTGAAACCATCAATCGATTCAATTTTAATATCTTTATCGTTCAGCCCAATATCATTCAGCAGAAGAGTATCTCTAGACAGTTCGTCAGACGTATAACTGTCAAGATCCAAATAAGTCAGAAGATTATTCAGAATGTCGTAAGGACGACCTGTTTTTTCTTGAGACTTGTAGTATTGGAAGAGAAAGTCAACAAATTGTCGATCTTCCTCCCTGATAAACTCAGGGAGTTGATTTTCAACTCTATCCGAAATATTGATATTTTTTGTAGGCATCTATCTCAGAAACAGGAGGAATCTACTGGATATGTGAAGGTATCCGAAGGATAATCAATGATATTTATTCCGCTTGGATCACCGAAGTTATAACCATTGAAGTTGTTGGGATCGAAGTTGGGGATTGAGATGTCGTTGGTTTTCCAATCGATTGGAAACGCTTCAACATCAAACAATGTGGGATCAACGCCAGGTGGAATGTTAATAGATCCACCATAAGGCAATACTTGAATGGGAAGACGGGTAGTATCGTCAGGAGTGCCTTGGATCGCAATAGGACCAACACAAACTTGTCCGCTACCGTAGTCAACGCTACCAACTGAGTTATTTAACGTTACTTCAACCTCATCTCTTTTGGTAACAAGAATAAGATTGCCTTTACCGTCATCTCTAATGTTTACAGGCACCAAAACTTGATTTTCACCAGTAATGGAGTTAGAAGACGAAACAGCAGTGGTAGCATTTGTGCCACTACCTGCCATAGTCAAATTAACAAGATCTTCGCTGTATCCTGTTGCATAGAAGGTGCCAGATTTGACTACAGAGAAGGAAGGAGCACAAGTGCCGCTATCTCCCTCGTCTACACACTTACCATCCTTACAAATTTGACCTTCTGGACAATCTGAGTCAGTGCTACATGTATTTCCACCTTCTGGGGTGCCAGAATAGTCGCCAGGATTGTAAAGTGGGTTTCCAAAGTCAAGACATTGAGTAAATACGCTACCAAACTCAAATTGGTCAAGATTTTGACCAATAGTCATCTGAGTAACCGTGCCAGAGATCGCAGGATCACTATTATCGACCATCGTGTTGTATTTCGATGTATCAATACGACCACCGAAGCGATTATTCTGACCATTCTTGTTAAATTGGTCAATATTACGCAAAACGTCACTTCCGAGTTGAGCACCACTCTTATTAGTGTTGTTTCCGTCGTAGTAAACGTAAGATTTGGGGATAACGTAGAAAATAGTAGGATCAATGATCACAGGATCGATTGATGCAACCGTATAACGCTTCAAATCATTTTTAATCTTTGCTTTTGTCGTCTCATTCAGTTTGTTTCCTGTTTTTGGACGAATAGCAACGTAAACTTTACCGTAAATGGGTGGAGATAGTTTTTCACCACCGTATGCGGTCACAGATGCTGCCTGAGGATAGATCTCTGAGACGATATGCTCATAATCTGTTTCCGTTACCGCTCTGTTTTGGGTAGAGAAGGATCTTGGCGCTCTAAACTTGACTGATAGCGCACTTTCGCGTGCTTCTCCGTCTGCAGCAGACTCTCTAGTAACAACTGCGATGTTTGCAGGAGCGATTGCGCGACCATCACTGTCTTTGATGGTGCCAATGAAGGCAAAATCCTTACAACCGTTTGCTTCTTCACCAAAAGTGGTCACATATGACAATCTAATGTATTCACCATCGATCAATTTACGTCCAAGGACGCCATCACCAAAGACGAGGCGGTATCTAAGGTCATCAGTCTCCTCAAGGAAGTAAACACGAGAGGTGCTGTTGAGTGTAGTAACGTTTGCAGCAAGATTATATGTGTCAATCTCCTGTGACTGCGCGTTAGGAGAGATATCGACGTAAACCAACTGAGTGTCTACATCTTCAGTGGGGATAACGTAGTCTTGCTTCTTCGTATAGTCAACTGTGTAGTTATACTTGAGCAAGTTACCCTGATAAACGAGCACAGGGTCAAACGTCGCGATACCAGTTGCGGGATCTACGGTAGTTTGGAGGTCACGAGTCACACAGAAAGTGTATGTGTCATTAAAGTTGCGGGCAACAAACACATCTCCCGCTCTTAGAGTGCAGAATTCAGGATATGTAGTGCCATTCAGCGACACTTGTGTCTGGACGCGGATAGTTACGCACGCTCTGGGCGCTTTAATTGACCTAGGAGTGTAATTTAACTGCTTTGCAATGCGGACAACGTTATCTCTAACCGTAGCAGTCTCAAGAAATGCCTCATTCAGCGCCATGTTTGCGTTGAATGCGGTATAATATGTGTTATAAGCGAGGATATCAATCAGATACGACGCAGCACTACCCTCAAAGTCGTAGTCAGTAAACTCTTTACGAGTACGAAGGTAGGACTTAATAGACTCCTTAATCTCAAAGAAGTCTAGAGATGTTAATTGTGATGGGATAGCTGCCATTTCAGGTCTTCTCTAAGAGGAATGTTACTTCTTGGGTAGTATTCTCACCCGTAATCTTATATTCGAGCTCAACTTGAATTTCATTCAGATCGCTGTTGTCACGAATGCGGACATCTTGGACAGTGATTCGTGGCTCAAGTCTTGCGAGACAATCTTTAATCTCAGTTTTGATCGCATCTTTAGAGAATGGATCCCATGGCTCAAAAAGAAGACCTTTCACCCTACTCCCGATGTTGGGTTGAAATGGTCTTTCACCTAATATAGTCAATAACAAATTTCTTACAGATTGATTGATTGCTCTCTCATTCTTCACAGCACCAAAATCGTCAGTAGAGGGATTGGCATTAAAGGAAATTGCTAAATCCTTAAATCCTCTACTGACGTATTGGTCTGATCTAAATCTGTAAGCAGGCATTTAACCCTCTTTTTTCTTTTGTCTCTCAGGTGGGCGGACATTACGATTCACCTTATGAAGGTATTTATCACTGCGAGGGTCGGTTATTAGCACCATCCCCGATTTAATGAAATCAGCACTCTGATCAGGCACAGGACTGTTAGCCACTTTTCTTCCTCCACACGGTATTTTTATTTATGGGCATTCCCAATGGTTGTTAGGACGTTCCCACCAGAAGTGTAAATCTTCCTTGGAATTGTCATAATAATGAGAAACAAAATCTGATTTGAATTTGCTTCCAGTGTTTTCGCAGAGAGCAACAGTGTAGTTGGGGCGATCACCGTATATCTGATACTTATTCATTGCCTCAGTGATCCAAGTGTAGTTGCCACCTCTGATGACACCTGCCTCAATCAATACAAAGTTGTCCCAGTCGATTGTCCATTCCGAGAATCGATCAATGAATGTCTCAAGATAAGACTCATGTGATTCGTCTGGGAAAGGGACATTTACTGCTTCTATGTGGTAAATCTCACCATCTTTACTCAGGGCATGGCTCAGATGTTGAGCCACGACACTTGAATAGTCAGGTGAGACACAAAGGAAGCAGGTCCTTTTAGGATGAATGTCAGGATCCGCCATTTGAATCCTATAGATCATTTCCTGAATTAGTGCTATCTCTTTATCTTGAGAGATGAAATTCAGTTTCCTTTTCATAACTATATGTTGGTGGATGGAAAGCACAATACTCGTTAAAGGTAATCTTCATCTCTTTATTAGTGAGATTACAATGCTTCGCTGCTTTAGGAAGATTCCATTTAGCACTCCAAAGCATTTCCATCGCTTCTCGGGTTTCGGGTCTCATCGACCCTGACCACGATAACGCTTACCTTTGCTATTACGGGACGTTGCCGAATATTTAGTATTCTTAGAGGACCCTTGTCGAGTTACCTTAGGTCTAGCAGGAAGCCAACCATCTTTTACCAAACCAGTCTTTGCTTTTGCAGGCATAACCTTTTTTGAAACTACTCTATGATGCTAACACAGTTGGGTGCCCAAATGCAACCACCGAAGAGCATGGATATGAGAATCCTGGAAAACCAACACCCAGTGGGTCTAGGATCCTCGCAATAGGGATCTTAAATGCAAAGACTGTCAGGGTAGTTGGGAAGAGGACTCTAGTATGTCCTGCACCGCCAAAGTCCTCAGCTGTCAGCACACTACAAGCAATAGGTGTAGGGATAGGACACATACTCTTACCACAGGGGCAGATATAAATCACAATGTTTGTACACAATGCGATGTGTGGGGTAAACGTATCACCACCAATCATGATGGGGATAAACTGCACCAGCACTGTTGCTCTAATTGGGTTAATTGCTGAAAGTGGAATTAGAGGTGTGGGTGGCCACCAGCATGTAAAATTCTTAATGACGATGCTGTAGGGCACTGGAGGGGTGCCACACGCTTGCACTGAGTGGACAGTAGAAGGCAAACAAAGACCATGACCTGAGCAAGGCAGACCATTCAGTGATGCGACTGGTTTAAGAAATCCGTATGCCATTATTCAAACTCTTGGTTAATTCGTTTGCCCGCATCGTCTGGGCGAGCAACATCACATTCAGAGAAGTATGGGTTACCAAAGTTTTTAAGAGAGTTGCTAAGTGCTTGGACACCACCAGTCAACCAATTCCTTACACGCATTGTGCCACTGTAAGATCCCATCTTAAATGCTTTGTCTCCATCAGAATTCTGATATATCCTCGTTGGGTCAATAGCGATGGATGCATCATTAACACTACTTAGACCACAAGCAGGAGGTCCACCGCCACCGCCAAGATAACTCCAAACCAGACCACCAGTATATCCAGATCCTCCACAAGAAGCACAGAAGGGATTCACTGGTCCTGTAGGTGTTGTATGTCCACTAGGATTCGTGCCGTTAGCGGGTCCTCTGATCTCCCAGAAACGCTCTCCTGACATTGGGTTACCAGATGCATCCCAACCACAATAAACGTCTAGAGGGGCATCTGAGGGCGCTCCTGAGGCACGCACATACTTATCCCAACAATCATGGTTAGGCACGTTGGTGCTGCCAGGATCAGGACTACAGTCCACAGTGAATGCAGTATACGCTGTGCTATTAGTGCCACCGTAACTTGTAGTAGACGAAGATGTATTTCCATTCTCATCTGTAGTCGTAGTTGTCTCATCATCAACCCAACTAAACGTCGTTTGAGCAGAAGTTAGACCACCACCAGTCAAATTATCACCCAACCAAAGTCTAAATTGCTCATATTCACTAAAACCATTACGGTTATAGTCAAAAGTATTCTCATCTAGACCCACTGGGACGAAAATAATGTCATTTGGGTCGCCAGGATCGCGATAACAGCGTCCATCAACGTCTCCGTTGTTGCAATTCCACGTTTTGTAACCACCAGACACCTTTCTGCGCGGTGTAACCTTGGGTTTTGTGAAAGAATCCATGTAATCCATGAAATCTTCACCCATAGATCCAATAACTTTACCTTCAACCATGATACTGACGTTAAATTCTGCCTCTTTGATCTTAGAAGCGCAGTATTTGTAAGGCAAATAACCGAAAGCACGCTCATCAGAGAGGTTTCTACCCTTTTCAATCATGTCAAGAGTCTGTGATCCCCTTTCTATGGTGCTCACATAGGCACATGGCATGTCAAACCAACGTCTGATGTTGTAAATCTTGGGTTGACCCATGGTCAAACAGCGATCTTTGTTGAAAGGACCGTAAACATGCGACGTTTGCTCTTGATATTCGTCTAGTGCCTTCGCTCCTTGGTATACTTGAGGCATAACTTGCGACTCAAACTCACGTACACCAGGACTTACACCGCTAACCAACTCCCAGAAGTCCTCTTTTGGTATAGCATCGAGCACATTACCGCGACCATCTACCTCTAAACAGTTAGGTGGTAGGTCAAAACACAGTTTTGTCTCATTCTCTTCATCAATCTCCGCCATTCTAATGTAGGAATCAGGTGCTGCGGAGGCAACAGGTGTATTCATAATGGTGAAACCCGTGTTTGCAACCTGATTAGGAGAGGTTGCAGAGCCAATACCAGTAGTACCTAGACTCTGAAACTGTGTAGGTGCGCCACCAAAGTCATTTCCAGTGTTAGTATTGATCCAAGAGTTGGGATCTTGGTCCTCACCTACGGGAATACCGTCATTCATAAACTCAAACTGGTTAGAAATGCCCTGTCCAAGCGCAGCAATGTCGCCAATGTCGGGACTTTCATACTCAATATACTCAGGATCGCTAATAAACACGTCGGGTGGCTCTTCCTGAGAGTATCCACTACCGCCATCAATCACTCTAATCTTCTTAATACCGCCAATTTCGTCGAATGCAGCGATCTCTAGTGTCGCAGCTTTGAGCTTAGATGCGATTCCATCGTGATCAGTGGGGAATTCTGTCGCACCACTGAAGGTTCCATACGCAACTTGCACATCTTTGATGGGGTCATCACCCGAAAACTCCGATTCTGTGAATCCAATCGCCTCTTCGGCGTTGTAATCTTTGCGGATTAGGTCATCTAAGTGCTCTGTAGTGTCCGTAGGAGAGAAATTGTTGAGGACTTTTGGTGTAATTGCCGTAACTTTTGCTCTTTCGGAGTAACCACGACCGCTATTGATGATCTCAACCTCTGAAATCGCGCCCTTATTGTTGATAATTGCCTCAAGTTTCGCCTCATCTAGAGTACGATTGGGCACAAGTGCCTTCGGAGAGAGCTCAACTTTGTAATATGACACCTTTTTAGGGAATTCATACACACCAGCAAACGCACATTTGTTAGCAATGCCGTATCCAGCAAGAATTTCTACCGTGCCACCGTCCGTAGAGGTGAATTGTTGGAGATAAGTGAAGGCATTAGTGCCGCCTTCTAGCTCCATCAACCCGCATTTGAGTTGATCACCGTAATAAAAGACAGAAACGATATTCCAACCATTGATTTCTTCACCTCTATTGAAGTCACCAGTCCGTGTTGTGTATCTAAACAGGATTCTAGGACTGTCTGTGTCAATAGTTTCAAAGGATTCGTTAACTCCATTGGTAGATGTATCAGTCAAAACACATCTAGTCTTAGTAGTCTCCCATGAGTCTTGTCTAATTTGATAGAAATGAGAGTAGAAATGCTCGTTAGGGACACAACAGGGTCTAGGTCTCTCGCTAGTCTCGTCATTACAAGTAGTATTAGGGCAGCAGGGGATGTCATTCAGCTCATACTGAATGCCAAACAGCGGTCCATTCCAAGGATATGTCGTATCGTAGAGATAATAATAGAATTGTGAGTCATAAGAATCCTCAAATCCTAAGAAACGAGGCACTGCTCCCTTGATTGCACCGTTAAGACCGTATGCCCACTCAAAGTTTGCCTCTGCACTTATGATTTCAGCGTTGTCTGGGTTACCAAAACCGATAACACCAGGCGTTGCACCTGCAGGACCGTTAGGATAACCACCAGGATACCCTCCTCGGTTGTATACTCTCCAGTTAAATGGTCCATTCTCGTCATCAAACTCATACCAACCAGTCTTATCTACACACTGACCAGTAGGACCAATCCTACCAACGTCTATAACCTGCTGCTGAGGCGCTGAGGGGGCGTCTGCAGGGTAGACATACCCAATGATACCCTGATACTGGTAATCCCTATCCATGGGTTTCCTACAGGGAATAGGGTTATCCTCTAGATTGACCTCACCAGCAGGGTTGATTGTATAGAAGTCATCAATATCTTTACCCTTACTAGCACTCTGACTACCATAGCGGTAGTGATACAGAGGCACAGCATCATCACCATACTCCTGTGCATCAGATAGATTGGTGAAGATATATCCAAGGGTGTAACACTTATAATACTTTCCTTTCCCGCAACCTGTATTAACGCCAGGTGGGTTACCAGTGCCAGCAACTAACACACAGTTGTCAGGCCAATACGAATACCACATAACAAGTGGCACAGCACCTTCCTGCTGACGATCTAGACAGAAGAAGTATGGAGTGCCCTTCCTAGGCTCATGATTGTATCCACTTGATATCTTCTTCCACGATTCATTCTCACAACCTGCATCTGCCTCGATCATCTCAGGTTTCTTTGTATACTTGTGATCGCGCTTTGCTCCGCGATACCATCTGTATACTGGCGCACGGGTATATCCGCAGTTTGCTATGCAGGTCTCTTCTTGATCACCGATATAGTGTACAGCATCTTTCCCCAGAGGATACGAACCAGGTCCGCTACCCTCAAAGGTAATAAAGTAATCTGTGCCCGTGCCAAGTCCATTACCAGTGGAGTGACTCTCATAGTCACCACTAGATGGTCTTTTCCAAGTTGTGTTATACTCTTCCCCACTAATGGGGTTAGGAAAACTCCGAGCAGTCTCTTGGAGATATGCAGGCATTACAAATCATTTCTCTTCCAAATTATTTAGACGGGTATATAGATCGTTAAACAATTCAGGTAGGTTTGAGTAGTCCTCCTGACCAGGAATCTTATATTTGATCATATCCGCACCAGGCGGCGGAAACTTTTGTAGTGCCTGCTCTAAGGCGGTTACGCGATTAGTCAGTTGCACTAATGCTTGGGATAGTTGCTCAAATCCCCAGTTAGTATATTCTTCTAGGGTTTCAAACTTCGGAGTTTCATTCATAATTTGGGACGCGGTTTTTCGCGGATTTTTTAGGTTACCACTTTCTTCAGGATAATAGATCCGTCGATGTCTTCTGAATACTCTAAGACATCACCTACGTCCCACTGTGCTTCTTCAAGCAATTCGTCGGGTAGTGTGACGAAACATTCTCCATGCTCATCTACCTCGACCTCTAGGACATAACGCTTTGACATGTAGTAGTTTTATTCTACAATGCTATGTAGACTTCTTGCGAATTGCACCGATACAACTTGTATTCCAAATGCGGTTGCCTTCTTTTTCAAGGTCTGCAATCATACTGGTGGCATTGTAAGGGTGATGCAACATAAAACCATCACCTAGGTAAATCCCTCCGTGATTAGGTGCTGCGCCCCGTGGTGCTGAGTAAGATCCTCCTAGTGGATTCACATACAGTCTGAAGAGAATAACATCATCTACCTGTAGTGTAGAGAAGTCTGTCTCTTCTCCCCATTCACTCTCCCACAGTTTCTCTGCACCACCCTCTTCGATTGCTTCGTCAGTGAAGGTGATAATTCCCCGTGCATTGAAGTCTGGGAGATCGTCATCATACTTGTGCTTGTAATACTTACGAATGATCTCATAACATCCGTAGATACGTCTTCCTGTCCAAGGGAGTCCTAGGAGATCCTTGTATTGCTCTCTGAGGGCAATCATCTTCTCCTTGCGGGAAATACTCATGGTTTGGTAGTCTTGTTAGTAATCTTATCGCGAAGCGCCTTAACGGCGATCCTAGCGGTCTCTGAGAGAGATTCCCAGATATATGTTACCTGCTCCCTCAAAGGGGTATGGAGCATTTTCATATTCTGGGAATTTTTTTCTGTAGGGGGGACCCGAAGTTTCATTTGAATAATATTGCGAGGTCGCTGTGATACTTTTGTAGGTTAGGGAAGTATACCTTTTTTATATACCCGCCTTCGGCGTGACACAAACGAGTAACAAATAACTGTCGTTAAGTGTTATTAACTGTCCCCTACTTCTACATCATAGCACATACCCTCAGCAATGCAATAGTCGCATAGTTGTTGATACTGTGTGAGATAATCGTCGAGGTCCATGTCTATCAACTGTTGTGCCATTTCGATTTGCTCATCAGGTGGTAATTGTCCCTCGTCGTAGAGATCTAGGAGACGCTCTAGACTGTCTGGAATTGATGCAATTTTCGCTCCGTAGGATGTCATAGTTGTGCCGAGAATGTGCGAGCGTCGGTGATTGCCTGTTGTTGTGATTTGAATGGACCATTCTTAGGGCAACCCTCATAATCGTAGCGCCAATAGTAACGCTTACTCTTCTCCCATAATTTTACCATAACTGGGGGAGATGTGTCAAGTGTGATGCTTTTCATGAAAATTCAGGGTCTGAGAGGTTTTCTTCTGTTAGGTCATCATACTCGGGAAAGTCTTCCTGGAGCATGTCATCGATCCAGTCATTTTCGATGTCATTCATGAGTTGTAATCCTCTGGGCGTTGTTGGTCAAAATCGACATTCTTTCGTTGATATTTCCCTGTGGATTCATCTGTGGAAAACTCATCGGGCACCTGTCGATTAGTCTTGGAAAACTGTCGCTTTTCTCGGATTGATTTCGGTCGGCGTGAGTTGTGGAGATCGTTACGTTTGTAGGTCCGTCCCATCAGTCAGTTGAAATTGTCCTTGGTTAACTACTCAGTCAATATAAGCAATTTTGGGCAATGTGTCAATAACTCTGTGACGGTTTGTGAGGTGATCCGAGCATAGTTGACAAAAAAATCTCGCTGTGCTACGCTCTAAGGTAACAATAACTCCGTAGATATAATTCTCGGAAGTATATTTATTTACCTATTTTAATTATCCACAGAATACGCGGAAACTGTGGAAATCGTGTGGAAAACTATCATTGTAGTCCCCTGTTTTCGTGTATGGTGTCTCTCACTCTTTCACGGTCTAGACTATCACCTCCACCCCATGTAATTACATCACCATCACATGCATCAAGGTAATTAAGTGTGGCAAGTGCAATTTCTTCTCTAGTTAGGTTAGGTATAGGATAGAGGCAATCTTTGTGAGATGGTAGATAGAATGACTCGCAATAATCAAGGAATTCAGAGAAGTTTGTCATGTGTGATGTTTCTTTGTTGTTAATACTATTATAATGGATAATTGGTGTGGCACAGTGTTTAATTGTGCCACTTATTGTATTGGATTAGATCATGTATAGGTGACCGCCTGCCCAGTCTACGTTGTTAGCGTTATGGACAAAATTGCGATCCTTAATCACTCTCATGTCAAATCTGACGTGCTTCGCTGGTCCCTTCCATCCTGCTGGTTTGTATATCTCACCTGTCTTTTTATCGATGAAAGCAACAACTGACTGATCGCGATATTCACCCGCTTCGTTTCTTGCTTCCTGTTGGATGATCTTGAAATACTTCTTTCCAGGATTTGCTCTGAATTTCATTAACTTTGCTTCACCTGATTCGATCTTTTCAAGTTGCTCATTTGCGTAGTTAGATGAATCTGGGCGGGATGCCATTCTCTTCATTGAGTCAATATGATAAGCGCGATAGTTTGCTGTTAATGCGTCACAATACTGTTGTGTCCATGTTGGGACTAATGCTTCGATTGTTGGATTTGAGATTGTTTGAGTCATGTAAGTTTGTTTGTTTCTTATACTATTATTATAGTGTAAAAAACGACGGTAGCATACAAGTATGTGACACTAATTAAAGTGTACTAAATGGGCACCACATTTGCTGTAAATGTGATACGTTGATCGCTTGGGTTTGAGTCATAACCGTGAGTAATGTTTGATGGATAAACTAAGACATCACCCTCGGATTGTTTGAAAGTTGCTTCAGTCATATTGTAAGGAGATAATTCACTTGTATCGAGTTGAATAACTGGGTAAAAGTGAGAAGCAACGTTGCGCCGCCATTTCATATAAGCGTGTTGTTTCTCATCATAGTTAACAAGATAGGTGACAGAATAGAGGCAATTAGAATGCTCATGAGGGGCATAGATTGCGTCTTTATTTGCTATCTCTAGGTATGAATCACTAAACCCAAATTGTGCATTATACTTGAGTGAGTTAGTATTGTGTAGAGTGACTGCGTTGATGATAAGTTGCGCGAGATCGGGGCAATCTTTAATTAGTTGGTTATTTGGTCCAACTTGTAATACATTGTGGCAAATTGCTTGACGTTTATGATCTGTGATTAGATCTTGTTTGCTCATCCAGTTAAGGATCTGATTCTTGATTTCTTGATGATTTGGTGCTGTGTAACGTGTGATGGGGATAGGAAATAAACCGTAAGTTTCCTGCGTTACTGCATCATCTAGTGAATCTGATAAAGTCATAATTAAAGGGAGAATCGTCGCTATTTATCTATTGTAGCATATCATTAAACCTCTTTTGTGCATCCTCTGCGATTGCTGGTAGATAACCTAAATCAGAATTTTGATCCAGTGCATCTAGTTGATCTGAGGTGAGATTGTGTGCTTTTCTGTAATCCTCCCATGCTTCATCGTAACAGGTTTCATACAGTGATTCATGATGTAAAATGCTCATTGATTATGCTCCTGCGAAAGTGTCAAATGTGAATCCGTTAGTGAATTCCTTAACTACACCATTTTCGCGGACATACCACACATAATCTTTCTGAAATACACCATCAGTGAAAGCATTACCAAATTCGTTGATAAGTGCATTCAAACGTGATTTAGTGGTGTTTGACTGCCAACCGCCATCGAAAATAGTAAGAATGCCGCCACATACTTCAGCGATCTTGTTACCATGTAGGCGGACGATTGAGATGCCTTCGTGCTCATTGAAATACACTGAAGTGTTTGAGTTAGTCCAGTTAGCGTTGTTTGCTACTGCTTGATTCATTTGCTTTTCGATCTTACGCATGTTTCTTAGGTGTGTTTGTTTGATACTCTTATTATAGGGCATAATGAGGCGGTGCCTACATCATGTGTGCCACTACTTCAACTGTCCTGTGCAATGTCCCACATTGCATTAAAATTGTGTAACCATTGAATGTGCTTTTCATCCATGTCGGTTAAATCCTGCTCATCTGCTGAAACATAGGGAAGACCATGTTTAGTGCAATAATCTTCGTAAACATCAGTGAGGAAATCAATTTTGTCCATGATCATGTTTCTAGGTGTCGTTAATACTATTATAATGAATAATTAGGTGGCACATAGTATTATTGTGCCACTTAATAAATTGGTTAGACTAATGCCGTGGCGGGGACACCTTTGACAAAAATCTCATCAGTCACACGTTGTAAACGTTTGATGATGTTTGCACCGTGATTGCGATGCACTGGAATTGTCACAAATCCTGTTGGTTTGTTGTAAAATGCCCATTGCTGTGGTTGTAACTCACCTGACTGAAGTCTCTGAGCATCATCACGATCGAGACGGATAACTCTCCCGATTGTTTGTGCCATCTCAACAACGTTGAGATTTCTGAGTAGAATGCAATGAGTTAATCCTGGAACATTGATCCCTTCACTCAAAATAGAATAGTGAAACAATACAAACTTGCGTCCCTTCTCTTTGCCCCACTCGGTGAGAGTATTGAAGAATACTTCGCGGGATACTTTAGTGCGGTTGACATATGCACCAAATTTAGAGGTGACATGCATCACATCGTAACCACGCTCTGATAACTCATGAATCAAATCTGTATGACCTAGGATATTACCAAGGATGCGAGAAGAGGGGACAGCAACTAACACTTTCGCCGCGTGTGTCTCATCTAGATTGTCGATGATATCCTGCACGGTGTTACTGTGGACCATGTGAGGATTCTTTCTATCAACTGTGTGATCTGTTTCAAAAGGGACAATAGTGGGCGGAAGAATGTGACCGCCTTCGATCAATTCAGGTGCGGGGACATTCTCAAGAATAGGACCAAAGATAGCACGGTTATTCATGCCACGGTCATGCTTATTTGAAATGCGTGGTGTAGCAGTGAAGAAATACTTTTTAGTAGCAATGTCACTCATAGCAGCAACACTCACAAAAAAGTGCTTAGTGCATCCGTTATGTGCTTCATCAAAATAGATTGCATCTACATCGATACCACTATCAACAACGCGGCGCAATGAGTGATAAGTTGTGAAGATAATGCAAGACTCATTGGCAGCACGCGCAGTGTCATTGAATAAAGCAAGTTTGTGTGACTTAGTTGTGCTGAAATGGTGTGTTTCACCAGAGTGGCAATGCGCGACATGTGTCCATGTTGCGGGGATAATGCTCATAAACTCATCGCTGAGTTGATTAGCAAGAAGAATGCGCGGCGCAACAACAACAATAGTGCGCGGGGCATCGTTAAGCAATGCGCGGCAATGCTCGATCATGATAATAGTCTTGCCACCACCAGTGGGGACAATGATTTGACCATGATCAGCGCCATTCATTGCAGCAAGTGAGCGGGATTGATGAGGGCGGAGAGTGATGGTCAAAATGCGTTTCTGTCGATGCATCTATTATACACATAAAAAAGCACCCTTGACAGGGTGCCTTGTGACAGTTAATCAATCGGACAACGGTCCACGCGGTGTCCTAACAACTTTCTCGTTGTTAATAACATCCTGTAAATATGGACTCAATTTCTTATCTGAAGTCTTTGCAGGTTTCGTCGTATCCTGCTCCGATGGGGACGGATTTGCAGAGTCTTTGGAGTTTGGCATCTTGAATCTTTGAAATTGTGTTGATAGCAGAGATCCCTATATTTGTGCCTATGATGAGCACGAGAGCGGCAAGAAATAGTCTCACTTCATTGCCTCCAGTGCGTTGCGATGTTGGTCATTAAATATCGCTTGAGATACTGGTTGATTGATGTATTCAAAAATGAATTGCTTACACTCGTCAATAGTATCAAATGAGCATATGTAAGGGAAATGATAGATTAGCACATTGTCCGCTGTATATTGCTGACGACGTGCATTTACTCGGTATTTGTTACCTTCTGCCATATTTTCAGTGATCTGAAACGCTGGCACTTTTTGACCTGCATCATTATAAATGCAGTCATATTGGATGAATACCTCTTCACAAAAGAGGATAGAATTAGCGATCTTGGTGGAATCAATGTCGATAGTCTCAGTCATGATAATTCAGTGTAATAGATTTCAGGAAAAATAGCAAGAATCCTGTGCTTCCTGATAGACATCATAAAAGAGGTCAAATGCCTTCTCATCGTGTGCAAAGGGGCGAGACTGGTCACAAACCCAGTCATATGCCATATCCAGATCAACGTCGTTGACGAGCAGGAAAGCGGGCAGGGCATCCAGTGCCTGCAGGAAAGAAGAATCGGTGAGAAGCATGGTTTTGTTTGTCATGTGCCCATTATAAGCATAGATGGGCAGGGATTGCTATCGACGTTGTGCCACTGTGTCAGGTGTCTGAGAGCAGGTCATCTGGGTGACATGTTGCTTTCGCATATTGCCGCCTTAATTCATACTTAACCCTATTAAGGTGTTGTTGTAAGTATTTTGTATAATCTAGTGCCTTAATGATGACCTCTAGATTATCGACATGTTGCAATGCCATTTTAATTTCGGCAGCGGTATTACTCATTAACTAAGTGTGCAATTTGGAATGAAAATAAACTCATAGGCACCATCCATAGGATCGCGACCATCAACAACCCACTCATTATAAATGCTAGTTGCATCCTCACGGCGGTCATCCTCAATGCATTGTTTCATAGCATCGAGAAGTGAATCTCCCATATTATCTAGGGATGTTTCTTTCTCATTGATGTCGTAATTCATTTGATGTAAGAATTGGGTTGACTGTAATACTCTACAACTTCATCGTAGAGTGATTTAGGAGAGGGATCCAGATCCCTCAATGTTTGCTCACCGTAATTCTCTACGATCTCATCGCGTAGATCATCATCGGTTGAGTCAGAATATCCATCTAGCAATAAATCATATGCTAGTTGATAGATTGAATCGCTGTCCATGTTGTCCAGTTGGTGTTGAATGTAGCGATCGCGTAAACTCATTTTCTCAGTGGTGAATTGTAGTAACGTGTGAATGCAGTATACAGAATAATGAGAGTTGATGCAACTCCAATAAATCCAATTACTGTGACTGCATCACCAGTGAAGTTGAAAGTGTCAGGTGTCATCGATAAACTGCTTTGAAGAATAAAATAATACCACCAACAAATAAAATGCCAGTGATAGCAAGACTAAACTCTGTGGACATCAGCAGAAGCAGGGAGTGTAAGAATCGGGGCACTTATCGGTATTGAAGTCAGTAACCTCAGCACCGTTGTTGATACGCTCAGCAACCTCATTAGCATAGGTTGATGCAGTAACAACAGAATAAGATTTCTGATCATTGCCATAATCAGAGGGGAAAGTCACACGCTTGATGAATCGCTTGACAACAACTTTCATACCTTTGATGTCACATGCCTCGGCAATAAATGCCTCAGGGAAGAAATCAACAATACAGATGGAGTTGGTGAGTTGCATGGTGCGTTGCTTTGACTCTTTTAATATACAGGAGATTGGTGCCTGTGGGGAGAATGGTGGACAGTGTGTCAACTGTCAGAAGACCTTGGTCCAGCGGGTGTGCTGTGATTTGGTGATAACACCAGAGTGCAATGCATTGTCACATACATTACAAAATACTTGCCATTTCTCTACTCGATTGAGATTGTGTTTAGAAGCAGATTCAGAGATGATGTGAAGAATTTGGCGCTTAGTCATCATTCAATCAAAAAGGGTTGGTCCAGTTGTCGTATTGATAATCACTGATCTCACCACACTTGCAGAGCATATCAGTGAAGTTATTCCAGTCTTCACGCTTTGCAATAGTGTCACCACGCAATGATGGATTCTGCATTGTTGCAACTTTCCAGTTGTAACGGAATTGCTCTAGGACCTGTGCTTTTGTGTAGTGACGACGCATGTGCTTTGTTTGATTTCCTATATCATACACGAGTCAGCGCCGTCCGCCATCAATAGCAGTCAGTTGTGTGATTGGCACACTAGGGTAGACTGCTCCTAGACTCACACGATAACCGCTCTCAGGTCCCTCACCACGATGCACCAGTGCTGAGTTGAATATAATTAAACGACCTAATTTCCACTCTACAGTTTCATTTTCAAATACAGTATTGCCACTGTTACCATGACCCATGTAGATAACACTCAAATAATTATCACTATCAGCATCAGTATGGTCACATCCTGATTGTGATGGGAGTTGAGCATTTAATAGCACACGATGACAATGACCGACGGTCCAGTCTTTGCATAGATCATTATACATGCAGTGATTAAAATACTCTATCCACCACCACGGTGGCATATCAATAAATTGATCATTTAATACTATTTGAGATCCAAAGAATCGTGCTTTCTCGAAATCTGCATATGGTGAGTTGTTATACCTAACAGGCATCATCTCCAGATCTCTTGAGATATGCTTCACCATCCATGATGGAAAGTAATCATCAATTACTGTTATCTTTTCCTTGGGATGCATCATATGCTGAGTCCAATAATTCTTTTAATTCAGTGCATTTCTCAATGCGCTCACTAATACTATCTTCAAGTGATTCACCATCTAGTGTGGTGTCACCATATCGTTGCATCATTGCTTTTAATTCTGCAAGTGCCTTGGCGACTTTCTCGCCTTCTGCTCTACCATCTTTCATTTTAATAGATCCAATAGTGTTGACTTATCAACAGTCACTGTTTCTGATACTTCACTGACTCTTTTATGTATCAATGCATCATAATCATCATGCAATTCACATCCGAGATAGTCACGTTTGAGTGATTTGGCGACTGCTGCTGTGGTGCCTGATCCCATGAATGGGTCAAGAATAATATCACCTTCCTCACTACCTGCGAGGATTGTAGGGATAATCAATTCACTAGGATATACTGCAAAGTGAGCACCTTTATAAGGTTTAGTCTTCACCTCCCACACTGATTTCCTGCGCTTTAATTGATTACCATCAACAGTAGGCACCTTAATACTATTTACATCAAAATAATAGTTTTGACTCTTACTTAGTAAGAAAATATACTCATGTGATTTAGTGCATCTATCCCTGACACTTTCGGGCATTGGATTAGGTTTAGACCAAATAATATCTTGCCTAAGATACCATCCATCCTTACGCAATGCGAATGCCAACATCCATGGGATGCCAATTAGATCCTTTTCTTTATATCCTTTAAGTTTATTACCTCTTCTTGGATTCTTTCCCTGCGGTAGATCCTGATTAGTTGTTGCTACTGATTGTTTAGGCAATGCCTGTCCCTTACCACCACGATAGTTGTAATAACTATCACCGATATTAACCCATAGAGTGCCATCATCAGTCAGGCAATCGCGGACACCACGAAATACCTCGACCAACTGGTCAATAAACTCTTCAGGTGACTCTTCTAGACCTATTTGATCATCTTCCTTACCATAATCGCGTAGACCATAGTAAGGCGGGGATGTCACACACATCCGTGCCTTATCACCAGATTGTGCAATCTGTTGGAGAGTCTGACGACAATCACCATATAATACAGTATTTCTCAAATCTCCTCCTTTGTGAATAACTCTTCCATTTTACCATGATTTACACGAAATGCAGTGCCACGGTTACGGATGCCTATTTGACCATTTTTCAGGGTCTTCCAGGAATACATACGAGTTTCAATAATTACATGACCATTTTCAATAGCAGTGCGGACCTTATTCTTATCTCCATTAACATAACGATGTGCTTCATTATAATGGAAATACTCTACACCATCACGTTTTTTAACGTCAGCAATCACCTTAATACATGCAGGGAACTTGTTAGCAAATTCACTGATAACCAACTCCCATGACCATTTAACGATGATAGTATCACCATGCATGACTGCAACGTGGTCATCAGTGGTCTTAATGTATAGACCATGCTTATTAGGTTTCAGAGTGATTGTCATTTGTGCTGAGGTCTCATCAACATATTTGGTATGTTGGAAACCATAGGTTTTAATGTAATCTCTTTGAGATACTACCCACTCACCCTCTTTATTGAGTAGAGTTTGTTTCCCTCCCTTACCTCTTCGTGCTGTCTTTAATTCATTGCCCTCAATATCTGGTCCTGCAATGTTATTCTCTTGCAATCCCAATTCTTGCTCAAAGGTGTGACCTACACCAGTATCACCATCACGATGAGACTTAATAAATCCCTTTGCTTTGATGAGAGAATACTTTGATTTGAATGTTAAAAGATCCATTAGATTGAGTCCTCACGGTCCATGATTTCGCGTAATCCTGTGATGATCATTGTTTGAATTTGATCCTCAGATAATCCTTTGAAGATACTATATCGTGGGTCATTCTCATCCCACTCCACTTGAAATGTGCCGTCATCATTCTCTGTGATAGAGAGACCATCGACATCATTGAAATCCTTTGGGTTGTTGTTGTCGCTTAGCATCGATTACCTCAATGTGAGAAATAAAGTGTTTGTAATTCCACCATGCTGTTTGCACTTCCTCATAGGATTGCACAACTTTAACTGACTTGTCAGTGCAGTGGATTTTATACCATTGACGATCATAAGGGGCATCACTGGTCTGTGTGAAATAAGGGGCATCATTCGATTTCATAATAGTCCCAGTTGTTGTCGTTAGGATAGTCTACCCAAAACCAGAAATCAACGTTGTCAATAGCACTGAAAAACCATCGGTCAGGACGTTTGTGCTCAATATACACCAGTGATTTAGAGTTTAGATAGTTTGCGAAGATCTCCTTCGCTTTATCACTCTTTGGAGTGACTTTGCATTTACCTCTTAACATAAGATACCTGCAAGTGGTCCGAGGTTGATCTGCATAGCAGTGTAATTACGGGTCTCATCGATATCTACGGGGTCACCCACTGACTTTGCATTTCTTGGCGCATAATACTGGCATTTCTTGGTGTTGTAGAATCCCCAGATCGTAGCAACAGGATCAGAAGTATAGTTGTAACTATTGGGATGGTGTAACCAAATAGAAAGCACATTACGCTTAAAGGGTCGTATTTCATAGTGAAATCCTTGGGGTGGTTTGTGGGGGAAGTTTTCAATAGTTAGATTCATGATAAACGAGTGAGCACATTGTCTTTCCATGGTAGCACACGCTCCACACACATTTGATGATAAGTCTCATCAATTTCAAATCCAATAAAGTTGCGATCCTCTTCACAACATACCTGAGCGGTAGTGCCTGCACCCATGAATGGGTCGAGAATAACATCACCTTTATTAGACCATGTTTGAATGTGACCTCGTGCCAACTCTTCAGGCATGGTAGCAGGATGCTTGTAAGATGCCTTGGATGATTGACCAAAACCTCCAGAGTTTTTGATCTTCCAAATGTTAGTCCTTACACCATACTCACGGATGACATTACTCTTTCGATTAGGATCATGCATTGTGCCATCCTTCTTTCGAGTCTTAGCATTGCCAAATGAGGTGTAACCTGCCCATGCATTCTTCTTGTCTTGAATGAGGTTGATTGTCTTAGGTTTACCCTTAGAGAGTATGAAACAATACTCAAAGATTTGAGTATATCTTACACTCTTAGGACCAGATGCGAATGCTGTGCCTGTCTTCTCATATATCATGGTGTCATGTAGTCTGAGACCACATTGCTCCATAAAATATAAGCACTGACGGAAACTAGATCCAGTTTCAGATCCTTTAACCGTGGCATCGTTAACATTCCACATGATAACCCCACCCGCCTTCAATACACGAGTGAGGTTATCTGCAACTTGTTTGAATACCTCATGATCCCATTTACTGCTGTCGTTGTAGGTCCTCAGGTCATCATATGGGGGAGAGGTGACTACTAAATCAACACTCTCCTCATCCATAAGTTGCATACCATCGATGCAATTCATGAGGTGTGTATCATTTAGAGAGAGTTTCATATTCTGTGTGGATGAATTTAGTAGTCTTTCTGATTTTACCATAGATCGGAGTGATGCAGATTGCATCCTCTTTGTGGATCTTAAGAGTGCTGAAACCGTTGTTGTTTTTACCAGTCTTTGTTACTGAGTCAGTCCAACCAGTAGCAGGATTCTGAGCGAGTGATAGATCAACAATAGCAGCGAAGATCTCAGGGAATTGGTTACCAGTCTGCACCAACTTGCAAACGAAGATCTTATCAACCTTAGTCTTGCTGTGGTTGTTACCAGTAGCGAATGATGATGTGCTGCTGCCTAGTGTCAACTTATTCTCAATCTCTTCTTCAAGAAGAATAGCATCATAACCAACTGTCTCCTCAGTGATGTAGTCAACACCTAATTGCTTAGCAGCATCCTCAAGTGCAGGATTGAAGATGTTAGCAAGGAGTTTAGTCTTGTCAACAGTGTTGTCACCAAAATACTCATCAAGGTCATTGAAACGACCACCAGAGATGATTGAGAGACCCTTCTGAAGACGCTTAGTGCTAAGGTCGATTGCTTGAGGGATGATTCTGAAGAGTGCGTCTGCGAGTTGTGTGTTGCTTGTCATGTTTCTCAGGTATAAAAGATGTGTGGTAGGTCTGTTGCCTCCACTCCTTTAATATAACCGAAAAAAAGACGTGCGCTACAAATAGTGGACACTTTGTCCAACTGTCACACTACCGCTGATCAAGGTCGGGTAGCAACTCATTGCCAGGATGGTCATTGGTGGTGCCTCTGAATGCTTTATGATCATAGAAGTGCTCGTCTTCTATTTCTAGATCATCCCACATATGTGGATAGACACATAGACAGCACTTATTCATTGGTTGACGAGATCCTGGTGGATTTGGTTTAGTGCCAACACATAGTGTGATGTATTCATCACTGACGAATTCAATGGTGCCTGTCATTTGACCATATTTGGCAGGCATACCAACCTCAAGTGATTTGAGGATGTTTTTAATTTCTTTAGGCACTGATTCAGAAAGAAAGAGAGGAATTGTCATAAGGTTAATGCAGTATCTTCATAACCAAATGGACCTTTAAGAAAGTAATTAAAGGCACAACTATATCTGTCTTGATCTGTTTCACTAGGTGATACAGAATGCGGCAGGTGTGATGGAAATATAATAATAGTGCCATCACATGGTTCGATAGGAAACTCCCTTTGGTTAAGGTAGTTACTCTCCATTATATCAGGTTGCACTGTGCTGGTCAAGTAAGTCGGAAACATAGTTGGCATCCTCATACGAAACTCACCACAGTTTTCAGGCACCCTGATATACAAACAACCGCTAAACATACTGTTGGGATGAGTATGCTCAGCGGCGCTGTCACCAATACCATGGTAGTTAATCCATGATGATTGATGTTGTATTCTGTGTCTGCGACTGATTGCTAACGCTTCATGCACATATATGTCCATGTGAGTGTCAACAATATCTTTCACGTCAATGTTATTAGATAACCATTGCGTGTCTTGTGACATAAACCCATTCTTTTTATAAGCACCATCGAGTGCCATATCTTGCATGGGTGTTTGTTGTGCTCTCTTCAATACATCTGGTTGTAGATCAACAACGTCAATATAAACTGGTTGTGAGAAGAGAGGTAAAATTTCCATTACAAATGTAGTGTTTCAACTATACTTTTAAGTGATTCATGTTGCACGGGCGTCATGTGTCCGTGCTTCTCATATGCATTCTTTTGATATAAAAAGAGAGCGTGCTTTAACAATGACTTCTCAGCAGGAGTCAGGATGGCAGACTTGTTTAACATGGGATGATCCTTCGACAGGGATATCTTAGCGAAGTCAGATCAGTTATGCCATGGATTTCCAGATTTGTTTCACGGTTTCAACATTCAATCCAGCGATACCTCGATCTTCAACGGGTGGCATATTATTTATCTCATGATCCACAAATAGTTTATGTCTAGTATCTTTGTCCATATACTTGAATGCCAAGATATATCTATTAAACATAAATTTGGGCGTTGGTGGTCTCCCTGTGTGTGGGATCCTGCCATCAAATATCACAATTCTACCAGGTTTTGGTGTTACAATACGTTGTGCTTCTAGTTTATCATCATAGAATATAGTTTCACCACCCCAGTCTGGTCTCCACTCTGCGTTGAGATATACTAATACAGTTTTATTATCATCTACATGATATGGTGCATCACAATGAATTCCTGGTGAATCATTATACTTAAGCACATTGATATATGATGAGTAACAATCTTCGCGTGGGGGCATATCAGGGCAAACTGCCTCAAGATATGACAACACATCTTTCCACAATGGATTGTCACTACCATGTAATCCTGGTGAGTCATACTCTTTGGGATCATCAATAGGACAATAATTATAGAATTGATGTGTCCAATACATCCCTGCCAGATCTAAATTAGGTGCTGACTCTGTAGGTGGCACATCCACCCTAGTATAAAAATAAGGAAGATGCACCACCTGTGCAAATAGATCCTCATTCACTAGGTTTGTATCATATACTTTAATTGACATAATTACCCATGACGTTTAGGGACATGACATATCTATTCTTATCAGTTTTATTGACCTCAGTTTTATGAGTCAACCAACCTGGAAAAAATAACACATCATTAGTTTGCACATCGATGTATTCCCAATCCATTTCCATGTCATAATAGTTATAGTCTAGAGGTTCTCCTAGTTTATAAATGGAGTATGGATTCTTGACCATAAATCTACCACTACCTTCAGGCACATGTAGATAGGCAGCACATGCCACCGTGACATTTTGATGGTGATGCTCTGCCGTCCATGCACCTTTAGGATGCACATTGATCCATGATTCTGAGAGCATTTTATTCATTGGAGTGAGATGCCATAGGTCCCAGATTCTATTCACACGCTCATAAAACCATGGCATAAAATCTTCAAACTCTTCCCACACATGAGGTGGCACTTCTCTACTAATTACGACACTTGTTGTGCCTCCACCCTTCTCCATGGTGTCATACTTATTCTCTTCAATAACAGTTTTTGCTGCTCCCATGTGTCCCATGGTTCTTGCCTTGAGTGATGACTTGTCAAACTTAAAGTCATACTTACATCGGTGAATGATGGGAAATGGGTTATAGGATTTCATACCAGTGTCTGTCACGTTGTTTAAGATGGGGATACCCATGTTGTAGGGGAATACTTACACTCAAGCGTCTACCTTCAGGTTGTGCATGATGATAGCATCTAGCAGGAATGTATAACATATCACCTGCCTTCATTGTAACATCAATCGCACAATCTAGATCATCATGTTGTAGATTCCACTCAGGAATCTGATTGACAATGTTAGATGCTCTGTTGTGATATACACGCCAGTGTGTCTCTCCATCTACCTGAATGATGAAGTTGTTAGCGAAATCCTCATGGATTTTGAATGACTTACAATCTCTCGTGCCAGCATATATGTGCATCGATGATCTAATTGCTGGGAATGTTTCTTCAACACTCCTCATGATTTGCTGGCGTTTCTTATCAATCTGATCAAAGTTGTTAATGATAACATTGTGACCATGATTCCAACAGTCAACTACATCACGCTGCTCCATGTGTGGACGTGACCAACACCTCTCGAATTCAGGTAATTGTATAAAAGTACTGGATATTCTATCAATGAATTGAATATCAAAGAATTGTGGATTGTTGAGACAATACTCCACATCTTTATAGGTAGCATAATACTCTGGATCTGGGATGATCCCCTGCCAGTATTGTGGAGTGTCATCAATACTCCAGTCTTTATCCAGACGTTGTAAAATCGAATAGATCATGCTCACAATAAAAATTCAAATTCAGGATAACCCTATAAGGGTTAGTTGTTGGATTAGATGATGAATGGAATTGATGTCCATCAAATGCAAATAGTTTATTTGCTTTCGGTGTTGATCTAAAGCACTCATTATATGACTGCTGTCTTGCTTTTGTCCATCTCTCATCTACAGTCCCATATGTGGGATCATCATACTCGTGAAAGAATACTGTGTCACCACTGCTGTCATTTATGTAAAACAATGCTGCATAATGATCACTCTCATGATCAGTATGTGGTCCGTTATGTGAATCTTTACCGTTTGCTAGTTGTAGTGCCAACCTCGCACGGAAGAATTGCACGGGATAAGGCAATGCATCACTCACACTATCTAGTAGTGGTTGAAACATGGGCAAATATGGACTCTCTACGCCCTCTTGATCTAGTAATACATGAGTAAATCCCAGAGTCTTCTGCTCTTCTGGAATCTCTGAGAATTCTATATCACCAAATCTAGCATGACTTGGTGTGTAACTAATATCTTCCGATAGAAAAAACCACGGGAATCCATTCATCCCACCCGTCAGGTCTTGTATACGTTTGAGATAACTAGGAGTTAGCAGATTGTCTACTTGGATATATTTCATCATAATGATTTGAGAATGCTGTGATATTAAATGAGATAGAGATCCTATCACCATCACCAGCAGATGCTGTCACGGCATGTTGCAACCATGATGGAAAGATCACCAGTTGATCTACTTCAGGGAATACATCATGCTCTGTCTCATTCATATGCTCCCATCGATGCACGTTGTCACCACTACCCCAGAATTCTTTCATCATTGAATAGTTGAGGTCACGAATAAACGTGAGGTGACCATAACAACAATCTGGCAGTTTCAAATAATATGCACCAGACAGCACACCACCAGGATGTGAGTGGAGATGATTTGTTGCACCTTTACCATTGATATTGATCCACATGTTGATCATCTTCAATGTGTAATCGTTAAATCCAAACTCATCAGCACATACATATGCTCTCTCCATGATCTTATCTCTGATCTCTTTCAATGGATTGTTATCCATCACTCGATCAATGAAATCATGAGATTGCCATCCACCATTATTAGATTGTTTACGACCAGCAGGATCTTCTGATTTCACATGATATACGAAATCAGTCAGTGATTGCTTGTCTATACCTACATTATCAAACTTCCAAACTGGTGTTGGAAAAATCAATTCAGTCTTCATTCCCCTTCGGTGAAAGTAAACTCTCGCTCAGTAACTTCAGGATCAACGTGTCTCTTATACAGTGACATTGCTTCGACGGCACCAGAGAGTTTATTCATATGATCTCTCTTAGTTTGCAATTCTTCCAAAGAGATCTTTGTGATCGTAGAAGTATAATGCATGTTGTCAAGTGCTTCTTGCAGTTTGATATACTCTTCTTTAGTATCTTCATACTGCTGAATAAAATTCATAACGAGTTGATCAAATGTAATGAGTCCTTCAATAGACCCATTCATCTCACGTTTTTCTTCTTCAGTAGCAACTCCTGCCTGTTGGGCAAGATCTACCTCCATCACGTCTTGTTCTTTAGACATAGTTACATAAACCTCTTGATGTTTTTATTTAGTGCAAGGATTGCTTTGTGTGAAGCAATGCGCTCCCTGAGAGTTTCCATTTCCATAAAAGATTTATGGCGTTGATACTCCATAATAGCATTGTTTTCAAAATCTGCCTCGTTGGCAGTTTCACAATGGAAATCAATGTTCCTATTACTTAGGAAACTTCTATGCACGGGCACCCACTGGCAAAGTGGAGTGCCTGCTTTAATTAGATACTCACCCTCTTCAATCTTATGCCAGAATAGTTGTAAGTTAATCTCATATGAATATGAGGGATCAACTACACCTGTAGGTGGTGAGAATCTATCTTCATCCCAGTATGGAATAGGCATTTGAATAAACACCAGATCAGGATGTGCTTGCACTCTCCATGGCAATTCTAGTTTAACTGTCCAGTCAAGTACATCCTTAGTCTGATCAACTAAGTGACGCATACCTTCAGTCTGCTCAGGTATATGTGCTGTGACATATTTACCTGGACTGATAGATGTGCAGAATCTCATCTGGGAGATCCACTCAAAGTTTACACCAGTGCCATCAGTCTTGATCAGAATATCAGCAGGGCATGGCAACACATAACCTGAGTCCATAACATCTCTCAATGCTGGGCAAGTTACGGCGTGCTCATACAATTCAGGTGTGCTATCATTGCCTGCCAATTCAGAAGACATTCTGTCCCAGAGTTTCTTAACTCTCATAACAGGACAGCGATTCTCTTTATTAGCACGATCTTTTAGTGCTTGTGTCCGCCACTTACGGTGCAGTTTTGCAGCAGGAATCCATGGTTGCAACTCTGCAACGCCAGGATCGACTGAATAAAATCTAACCCACGGTTTCTTCTTTTTGAAGATCATAAATGTTGTCCCTCAGGTACTCATAGTGTGATGGGAGTTTGTCAACCCAGTCCATCATGACTTTACGGTCTTGCTGATATTTAGCATGTATATCTGCAAGTGTTTCTTCCTCTTCTGCTCTGTCTTCTTCACTCATAGCAGCGAGTCTTTCTTTGTATGATCCTTCAGCAAAAGGACGATAACCTTGACCAGCAGCAATGTAGATAGATCCACTATGTTGCTCTAAGTTATAGAATGCAGAATCTAAACCCTCAAGTAATACTACTGTATTTGCATGAGCAACTCTAGTTGAGTGTCTCCATAGAGGATCAATATCAAAATCGATATTAGTGCAGTCTTTCCAATACTGATTGTCATCTCTCTGACTGAGAGCATAATGAATTGCAACAAAGCATTTCATTGCCTCAATCATATTATCACATCCATAGTTGAATGCATCAACATCCATTCTAGCATAGAATCCCTGTCTTTTCTCAAGAGTATCACACAACAACAGGATATTCTCATGGGTTGTCATCAGTCCAGTAGACTCCAGAGGTTCTAGGAATGCATATGACAGACCAATACCAACAACATTCTTAATCCATGCTTTATTACGCTTGCCATGTCTGATATCAATCTTGCGTAGTTTAGCATCTTTGGCAATTTCAGGCGTATATCTTTCACTGAGATACTTTCTAAACTCTATCTCTGCCTCACACTCATTGATATAATCTGACGAGTAAACATATCCTGTGCCAACACGATGCCACAGTGGGATATTCCATACCCAACCAGCATCCATTGCAACACAATCAGTATATGTTTCCATCTGATTCTCACGATCAGAGTATGGAATCTGTGTCGCTAGTGCTGTGTCATTGAATAGTTTATCTTTGAATGAGATAAACTCACTACCCATGTGCTGCTCAAGTAACAGTGACTGAAAACCTGTGCAGTCAATATATAAGTCTGCTTTGATTAGTCCATCCTGTGTGGTAACCAGTGCGTCAATACTACCATCAGGATTCTTCATCACCTTCTCAATCTTACCCTTGAGATGTAACACACCATTAGGGATGCAGTGATGATCTCTCAAATAATTACCAAACAATCCTGCATCAAAATGATATGCAGTATCTCTATCCATACTGTATGTGCAGTTAGGAATACCACCGTCAGCAATCTTACATTGATCTGCTAAGTATGTCTGACTATTTGCAAAGTTTGCAAATTGATCGGGTGGATACTTATCTACACCATACTTACACCCCAACTCAAAGTATCGTTGTAGTTGGTCTTTATAGTCAAAGAGATCAAATTCACCAAATGGATATTGGAATCTCTCTCCTTCACCATGTCTGAAATTCTTAAACGCAATCGATGTCTTATAAGTTGCGTTGCAATGTGGCATCCAGTCTTTATCTTCCAACTCCATACGTCTCAGGAATCGGTTGAAATGTCCTAGTGTAGATTCACCAACACCAATCGGTCCTTTATCATCTTCAATGAGACCAATTTGCATGTGTGGAAATGTCTTGGATAGCATTGCTGCTGCCATCCAACCACTGCTACCACCACCAACAATAACTATAGATTCAACTTTCATAGACAAAAAAATAGAGCAGTTATGTCCTCTGCTCTATGTATACCTGTAATTACTCGCTTATTCTACGCGGGTGGCGTCCAGTTGTCAACCCATGGATCCCATGCTTTACGACCTTCGAGTTGCGTATGCTTAGGATTAGGGACATACTCGGGCACACTGCTAGGTGAAGTTGTGGTTGCTTTCACATTAGCAATATGATCTTTCCAAGTTGTAGTGCCGTTAGCAGCATCTGCAAACTGCATGTCAAGTTGCTCACCAATGGACCCATAGGCAAGGACACGAGTAACAGTGGCACGCTCTCTATGATCTTCGCAGTCATCTCTGTGGACAACTACACCGTTGATCATACTGTGCTCATAAGTGCAGTCATCAGGGACTGGCACCCACTTAATGTCAGCATCTACGCCTTCGTAGATCTCAAATTTATCTTCTTCGTCACAAATGTCAGTCAACTGACCTGTTTGTGCGTTACAGATTGCCCATTTAGCCATGATAGATTAAAACCTCTACGTTGTTATTTATTAGCTGTAGTATTCGTAAACTACAACGACACCCTCTCGACCTCTTGCGCCACGGTTTCCGTTTCTAGATCCGTTACCGCCAGCACCCCACGCTGCGTGGGATTGGTGTCTGTGAGAATAGTTTTGCTGGTTGTGTGATGATGGTTGAGATCCACCCATGTAGGAAGATCCTGCCTCATGGTTACCATAAGAGTGATAAGATCCATGACCGTTACCACCGCCACCATATACATTCAGGTTACCACCTGATCCGTTGCCGCCAATTCCACCAGCATGTTGTTGACGACAGTTGGCACCATATCCACCCGATGCTGAGCAGAATGATCCAAAACTTGATGAGTTACCGTTACCACCGCAACCAGCGTAGTTAGTACCACCACCTGGATTACCAACAGTAACAGAAACACTGCTTGTGTTAGTTACATCGATCACTCTTTGTGAGCAACCACCAGCACCTGCAGATTCACAATATCCACTCCCCCCGCCACCAGCGCCGACCACGACGACTTTAATTGATGCAACACCAGATGGTCTACTCCAAGTGCCATTAGATGTCCAGACTTGCATGGATCTAAATCCACCAGTAGCAGAAACTTGTGCCCATTGCAGGTTACTACCATCTGTGGAGAGATATCTACCACTCTGGAATGAGGGAATCACATACTGAGACGATCCCGAAATGCTGCCGTTGATGTTAAGGTTTTGGACCTTCAACTCACCATTCGCAGTAATTTGACCACTGTTGAGGGTAAATCCACCCACACCAGAAGGGTCTTGTACTGTAGTAACTTTTAAGACGCTCATTTCGTAATGCCTGACTTAGTATTTATCCGAAGAATTCCTGTACCACGACAACACCTTCACGTCCTCTAGCACCTCTGTTACCGTGCTGAGATCCGTTTCCACCAGCACCCCAAGCACAGTGTGATTGGTGTCTGTGTGAGTAGTTAGATTGTCCGTGGGAGGATGGTTGTCCACCACCATAATATGATCTACCAGATGAGTGGTTACCGTAACTATGGTGTGATCCGTGACCATTGCCACCACCACCGTAGATATTCAAACTACCACCTGATCCATTACCACCAATACCACCTGCGTGTTGTTGACGACAGTTAGCACCATATCCACCAGATGCAGAGCAGTAACTACCAAATGATGAGGAGTTACCATTACCGCCACATCCTGCATAGTTTGTGCCACCGCCAGGATTACCAACAGTAACAGAAACTGAGGACACATTAGTCACATCAATAACTCTCTCAGAGGTGCCACCTGCACCTGCTGATTCACAGTGACCAGATCCACCGCCACCTGCTCCAGTAACAGTAACGATGATAGATTTACAGTTACTAGGTCTATTCCAAGTGCCATTAGATGTCCACACTTGCATAGATCTAATACCAGATCCACCACCTGCACTTGCCCATTCCAGACCCGAAGCACCTGCTCTGAGGTATTTACCTGAGTTACCAGACATGTTGGGGATAATATAATCACTATTACCACCAATCTTACCGTTGATGACGATATTAGAGACCGTCAACGTCCCGATAGCATGGATTTTACCTGTTGAAAGGAGAAATCCACTGTTATCAGAAAGATCTTTAATAGATGATACTCTAATCTGTGACATAATCGTCTCTTTTTTAGTATTTATCCGTAGAATTCATGGACAACAACTACACCCTCACGTCCTCTAGCACCTCTATTACCGTGCTGAGCACCATTACCACCAGCACCCCATGCAGCATGAGACTGGTGTCTGTGAGAATAGTTTGATTGACCATGAGAAGATGGTTGTGTCCCACCGAAGTAACTCACTCCTGCGGTGTGGTTACCATATGAGTAGTGTGACCCGTGTCCGTTACCTCCACCTCCATAGATGTTGAGGGATCCACCAGATCCGTTACCACCGTATCCGCCTGCGTGCTGTTGACTACAGTTGGCACCGAGTCCACCACCTGCACTGCAATAGGATCCAAAGGAGGAAGTGTTTCCACTGCCACCACAACCAGAATAGTTAGTACCTCCACCTGGGTTACCTACACTGACTGAGACCGATGATACATTGGTCACGTCAATCTGCCTCTGTGCAGTGCCACCAGCACCACCAGATTCGCAGTGTCCGCTACCTCCACCACCTGCACCTGTTACAGTAACCATGATAGTTTTAACACCAGATGGTCTACTCCAAGTGCCATTAGAAGTCCAAACCTGCATGGATCTAACACCAGCAGCACTACTCAAATCACCCCATTGAAGTGATGATCCGTTAGTGGTCAAAAATTTACCCTGATATGACGAGGGATTAGGAATAATATAATTAGAAGATCCTGCAATAGTCCCATCTACGGTGAGATTAGTTACCGTCAGGGTGCCATTAGCAGTAAGACCACCACTGGATAGGGTAAATCCACCGATGCCTCCTAAGTCTTTAATAGCGTTTACATTTAGCTGTGCCATGCTACTTCAGTTCCTGTCCTCTTTTATTTAGTCGGGATAGCAGTCAATGATACGCTCCCTAAGATAATTTAGGGCTGGAGCATCTTCAACCTCTGTTACTTTGGCAGCAAACTCATCAAGAGTTTGTCTACCCATTTCAACCTCATATATCTCATCTACAATTTGCTTTGCATATGCAGATATATGCATACCTTCTTGTGTGCCGATCCACCTTTTTACATTTTTCATGTATTTTTCATAATCGGTGATGATCATCGTATATACATCTCCACTCTTGCTGTCCTATTGAATCCAGTTACATTCTGACAACACCCAATATAGTCACCAGCAGAATATCTAGCACCACCCCTATGCACCATTCCGATACCACCTGCCACATCATTGCTACCTTCGTTAGCATTAGGCCAAAGACCACCACCGTTTTCATTCCAACCAAATCCCCAGCGCGTGCGAGTATCCACACCTGATGCTCTATAACCAAATCCGTAAAATCTTACGTCTCGTTGTTGAGAGAAACCAGCAACACCACACCATTGAGAAGCATCTCCCATGAAGATCTCATTATCTGCTGCAAAGAATGATCTAAGGATAGTAGCGGATCCACTATTAAAGTTATTCTGTAACCAAACAGTCCCTCTACTAGATGATATACATCCACGATTAGTAGTTAAGTCAGGCCAAACTGCCAAAAGATCTGTGCCAGGATATCTATTAAACGTCTCAAACTTAGCATCACCGTCATTAGTATTAGCAGAACCTTCATTGAGGGTATTGTTAGATGTCCAGTAACTAGATCCCCACTGAAAAGTGCCACCTCGTGTTGCTTTCATCACCATCATCCAACCACCACCATTCCAAGATCCATCCAATAAGCAATAGATCTGCCTTGGTCCTACACTAGGAACATCGATCCAATAAGTGCCATCTTGACTGATACCTCGATTGACCAGTGCTTGTGCGCTTGCTGCTGCCTGTCCTGAGGATGATCCATCTGGACCACCGCCACCACCGCCAGCGCCACCGCCACCACCAAACTTACCGACGTTAGCACCAATCGCTGAATGTTTTCCGCTAACACCAATACTCATGATTCGTAATTGCTCCCGCTTCCGAGTACAGTAAACTGACCAGTTGTACCTGTGTTGAATGCAATCAATGCGAAAGATATAACACAAATAGCACCACCACTATGTCCTGGTGAAGATCCACCTGCCCACTTAATTGTTTGTCCCTGACCATCAACATTCAGTGTTGTGGGGATTCCAGTCCCACCTGAATCTTCAATGATCAAAGTAATAGTATAACCAGCATTATCTGTTGGCACGTTATTCACGTTAAGAGTGAAATTACCACCGCCAGTTTTTCTTACAAAGATTGTGTTGTTATTGTTGAAATCGTGAGTGATACTACCAGTTGTCTCATAGAAAGTAATACTTTCTTTAGTTTCAGAGAAGTGTAGAGTCCCTGTACTGGTGATATTACCAGAGGACATCTCCACAAATTCAGCAGTGCTGGAGTCTTCCTCACCAATAATGTTCCATGCAGCACCATTCTCAACAGTAACTGTATATCCATTGTCAATTTGCACGGGACCAATCGTGGCACCGTTGGCAAATTCAGGACCACCGTTAGCAGTTACACCAACAGTTATATTCTCTTGGATATTCTTTCCGTTTGTCCTGATGATAGAGTCTTCACCAAGTGAAGGACCACCACCACCCACATCATCCCATCCTGGCACACCTTGGGCAGCATCTGCCTTGTAGATTTGTGCCATGTCTTCGGTGGTATTATACACCAAAGTACCATAGGCAGGGGTGCCTAGAGCAGTAACTTGGGATTGATTTAGTGCAGGCAGATTGATCTGCTCAGTCACCTGAAGTGCCTCCATAATGGCACGGGTGGTTGCATCAATCTGATTGCCTATAATTTTGGTGGACATTCTGTACCCCGATTAGTTTAACTATTTATTTTTAGATAACCAATTCACGGATCTGAATGTTGTCTCCAGTTTGAGGTACTGTGCCGATAGAGAAATCTACAGCGTTAGCAGTAACTGTATAGTCTGTGCCAGGTCTCTGGCAGACACCATTCAAGAATACAAGTAACGAATATGCATTATGACCAGGTGAGATAGCAAAGGATGTAGTTGATCCGTTGCCCGTATACATCACACCATTGTTTCCATTGTTAATTCCAGTCGCCAGTGAGTATTTATCAGCACACCCATACTTACCAGTCACATCAATATCACCGCTAACCATTACGTTACCAGAGATCTTCATGCGGTTGGCAGCATCGGGAGCGATGCCAATACCATAATGTGTTTCACCACTGAATCTATTAGATGTAATAGGAGCAGTGTCACTGAGACCCCACTGATACCATGTGCCTGAATCGTAAATCCAACCCAAGAATGTACCAGGAGTCCAGTCGATGTTATAGCAGATATCGCCAGAGTTATATGCTTCAGTAGCATCAACATCTGGTTGACCGTTTGGCAACTCCTCTGCCATCAGAATGTTTCTGAGCACTGTGCCATCATCGTTGGACAGTGTAAAGTTGACAGTCTGAATTGTATCCTGTGATGTAAGCTTCTTCTGGAAGGTTACAGGACCAGAGAATACAGATTCCAACTGGTTAGATGCACCACCAATAACAGTTAGTTTATCAGTCAGCACCAACTCAGAGAATGTCTCAATAGTTGTGCCTTCTTCACCCAACACGTTAAGTTGTGCAATATCTTCGTTAGTGATCTGACCTGTAACAGGGTTGATAACCTGGTTACCAACAAACAGCTCACCATCACTGTTAACACCAGAGTAGTATGCAACACCTGCTGCTTCTTTTAGTGACTGTGACAGTCTAACTTGGGCAGGAGTGAGCACTTCCACCTGTGTAGATGGGAATGCAGTTGAATAGTTACCTGGACCGAAACCAAGATACTCAAACGTATGACCTGATGCTCTAAGAATTGAGTATCTTCTCAACTCACAGAGAATAGGTTGGACACTATTGTCAGCGTTGAGTTTCAGTGGGATCTTACGATCTTCTGCCTCACCTAGTCGTGCAGTAACAGAAATGCCATTCAACACGTTAGATGTGGTGTTATAACCTAGGTTATTCTCACTCTCAAGGAGATAGAATTGTGATGTCTCCTTAGTAATAGATCTCTCTGTGTCTTCATTAGGGACAGGAGATGCACCATCAGTTGTAGTAACCAGACCCAAGGTCTCGTTATCAGCAACAGATACAGATGCTGCAGGGTCAGCGACAGGGTTATCTCTATCGAATGCAGGATATAGATCAACTGTCTGCTGTGAGAAGAAGAAGTCGTTAAAGTTAGAGGTAGATGGTGACACCGAAGCATTCAACAGTGTCAGATAGTAGATACCATCTTGCACACCTCTTTCAAATGTCTGATATGTCTCAGTAGCATAGATGTAGTAGGTCTTACTATATGATGGTGAGTTTGTTTCACTGGATCTAGGTTGCAATACGAAACCAGTGATGGGCTCTCTAGGCACTGGGAATGCATCTTTGTCCAGCACATAGCGATAACGATATACTCTGTCAACCAAGTTACGAGCATCAGGCACCCTACGAATGTAAGTTGTAGGTGTAAAGCCCAGATTCTGATAGATAGAGTTTGCTTGTAGCGTAGTGTAAATGGTATTTTGTGCTCCATTACCATCAACTTGGAGATACCATTGGTTGTTGCTACTATCCCACTTGAGTGGTGAATCATCATCACCAGCACGGGTGCCAGTTACTGACTTACCAGAGGGATTGATGTCTGCATAGTGTGCAGTAGGTTCAGACGCGCCAGATGCGAGCAAGAGCACATATAGTCTGTCAGGAGTATTAACATCGTCTCTTCTTGCACCAACAGTATAACCTTGGACCTTACTTGGTGGTCTAGCAGTTTCTACTGTGTATCCATATAGGAATAGTTTTGTTGGGTCCGCAACAGATCGGGTCTTGGTAATATCAATCGTGACCCAGTTGATTGAGATTTCATCAACATCTGATAGCGATTTGGGTGGGATAACATGCGTAATCTGTCCCGCCTTATCCTTTGTAAATGATGCTGCCTTAAATCCTTTAGA